CGACCTTGAAAAAGCCCATATTCGCCGGAGAGGCGATCAAGGTATTTGAGGTGCCAGCGCTCAAGTGGCTGGCCGCAGAGCGAGAATTGCGGAATTTGACGAATATACGAGTGAATGTCCTTCTGGAACGATCGGCTGAGCCAATATGGCCGAGCCTCGCCCGCAGTCACCGTCCGAACCTTTCCCGGTTCAAGGACAGCCGCGACACGGCAATTCACAGAGTCCGGACCGTCTTCATCGGACCCTTTCGTCATCACGTTCGGAGGTAAACCCTGAGACTTGAAAAGTTCGTTTCGCCAACCCAATGGGTTTCGGTAAGCGAAAAGTCGATCAGTGGTTTCAGTCAAGACCTCATCGAGACGCGGATAGGGAAATCCGCGAATCTCGAGTACTCCCTGGTGCGGCATGAAATCCATTGCCAGAAGCTCACCAGAGCAGTCCCGAACAGCACCCAGCGTCACAGGACCGGCGCTGCCGTAGCCTGTGTCCTCGTCCAAGTAGAAGCACTCGACCTGAGCGCCACGCTGGGTGGCGAAGTTCTCGTTATGGTAGTACGCGTCAGCGACAACTTGTGACGCGCCCCCTCTCGTTCTGGAGTATTCAAAACACGCAGAACCGGACGGCTGCATCAGCCGCGGGAGACCAGGGTTAAACTTCGCAAGAACCAACCGCATTCTTTCAGTAACCGCCTCAACAAAACTGTGAGGCGCCGAAGGAACAACCTTCGCGGGGATATGAGGATCCCGCGGAACAGACAAGAGGGTACCAGAGTCCATAGGACCTGGTGGGCGAAGCATCGCCTTCTTATGCTTAACGAGGGTATCAAGAACAAAATCCTCGTCAACTGGCAGGAAAGCTCGTTTGATCTGCTGTACCGCAGTAAGGAGCTTCCAGTGCACTAAACCTTGTGAGCCTCGATCGTGATTGACAACACGTCGAAGTATGAAACGGAGGCTACCGTTGAGCCCTGCATAGAGATCGCAGCCCGGTTCGGGCATCTCCTCACACTCTTGTCTCATGTGCTTCGCTAGTAGCGTCGACGACCACCACTTCACATACTTGATGTAACGAATCCTCTGTTCAACTGCATGGCAGCGGAGGAAACTACTAAGTTGTGCGAAGGGTATCCGCCCGAACCACGCCGAGAGAAAACCTCGATCGGCAAGCAGTTCGAATAAGGCGCGACCAACGCGAAGCACGCATTCCAGGTGGTTCATCCTGACGAACGCACCTCCTTCAAGCGAACAGATAGCGAGAAGGACTCGAATGTCTCTTGGTCTCAAGGTTTCGACCAAATTCGAGATTAGCCCACCAAAACCTCTAGGTGGCTCCTTAAACAGTTGAGTATGCTGTCGAAGGATGGGGTCCGCTAGGCCCTGTGAGTACTCACGTCCCGAGATGTCTCGGAGCACGTGTAGGAGCACCTGTCGTGGACTGTCTGATTCATTCTCTCGTGTGCGCATTGATTTCGCGCAAACCTTAGAACGTTTCACAAGGACAGACCACCCTGCACTACCTTTGTGCAACAGGTCGATAATCGCATCCAGGGATGAGAACGTGACATACGTCTCTGAATCCTCCGG